GCGGCGGCCGCGGGAAGCGGCACGTTTGCCGTCGCCATCACCGGGCCTGGCGATTCCGGAACCTGGATCGCTGAGAAGGACGCCGCCGCGGACTGGCTCACGGTCGATCCGGTCGATCCGCAATCGGCCGATGGCGACGTGACCTATACCGTGACGGACAACGTGGACGTCGAGCGCACCGCGAATATCTACGTGAACGGCAAAACGTTCGTGCTCACGCAGGCCGCCGGCGTCTAGGTGCGGAGGTGCGGGCGAAGCGGCGGAAGTGCCGCGCGTTGCCGTATTACCCGCAAATAGGGGGATAGCCAATTTATGCCGACAGCAAGCGAGCTAATCCACTCGTCCATGCGCCTCATCGGCGCTATCGCCGCAGGCGAGACGCTTGAAACCAACGAACTGAACGACGCCCTCGTCACGCTCAACCAGATGCTCTCAAGCTGGAACACTGAGGGCGCATCTCTTGTCGCGCGCAAGCGGCTTCTAGTCAGCGTCTTCGGCACAAATGGCCCATACACACTGCCTGAGCGGCCTGTGAGGATCGAATCGGCCTCGCTCGCCTCGGGCGGCATCGATTCGCAGCTCGAGATCGTGGATTCCGCAGGCTGGGAAGCCACGCCCGAAAAGCAGGCCACGACGGTATACGTGAGAAAGCTCTACTGCGACTACGGCTATCCGACTGCCGTCGTCTACATCGCGCCGATGCCAAGACTGTCCGGGCAGCTTGAGATGTGGATTTACGCTCTCATGGCGCAGATCGCCTCTCTCACCACGCCAATCGATCTGCCGCCCGGGTACGAAATGGCCGTCCGCTATAACCTTGCGGTCGCGCTATTACCCGAATACCCGCGATCTGAAGTCGATCCGACGCTGCTGCCGCAGGCGCAAAATTACAAGGCGTCGATTGTGCAGCTCAACTCGCAAAACCACATGAAGTCGCAGGCGGCACTGCAGGGGGCAGCTTAAATGGCGACACCGACTCCCGTCTTTCCCGGAGCTATCGCGACCAACGCGCAACTTAAGGTCGCGAACAATCTCGTGCAGACGACGCTGCGCGTGGCGGTCGATGGCACAAATACGATCCTGTTCGTTGCATCCACTGCGGGCTTCGCGGCAAACATGCTCGTCTCGATCGACAAGGAAATCATCGCCATCGACTCCGTCACCGCCTCGCCGAATCCGGCACTGGTGGTGGCGTCCGGCGGCCGCGGCTTCGACGGCACCTCAGCGGCGGCACACGCTGTGGGTGCGAAAGTGTCCGTGCTGATCGATGCGTGGCACCATAACGTGCTGGCTGCCGAAGTACGGGCGATCGAGCAGGCCCTCGGGCCGAATCTTACTAATGTTCCCCAGTCCGGCTGGTACAACACGGCGCAATACAACTTCGCGCCGATCGTTTCGGGAAGCGGCGTCAGCGCGCCAGGCGGGACACTCAGCCCCGGCAATAACGTGCTGACATTCGCGGTTGTACCGGTGGGAGTGAACGGCTCGGACGTGAAGCATTACCTTTACGTGTCAGGCGGCACGGGCACGCCCGAAGCCTGCCTGATCACCGGAGGGACCGGCACCGCGGGCCAGGCCAACGGGCAGATCATCGTCAATTGCGCCAACTCGCATTCCGGCGCCTGGAGCGTCCGAACCGCTACCTCCGGCTTTCAAGAGGCCAAAGTGGCGGCCGGCCCCAATAGCGTAATTTTCATACCCGGAGGGTCATGGCCCTTCTACGCTCCGGCTTACATCGACACAACCCTCCAGGTGATAGGCGCCGGCCTGAACTCGAGCGTTATAACGCTTCAGTCTCAGACCCAGGACGGATTCGATGTAGTCACGCCGAATCCCGCTTCCGGACAGATTCCCGTCATATTCCGCGATTTCGAGATCACATCCTCCAGCACGCAAACGGCGGGCAGCATGATCAGCATCACCGGTGCGGCGGGATTTATGAACGATCAGAGCGAGGTCCGGAACGTCTGGTTCGAAAAGCCATTTATCGGTATTACGCTGACGAATTGCGATTACTTCACCATTGTGGATTGCAAGTTTCATGGGTCCCCGGTCGGCAGCACATATATTCAGGCTTCCAACCCTCTTAATCCAGACGCTGGCGATTCGATCATTCAGCGCAACTGGTTTTTCGGGGGAGGGACCGGCATCAATTGCCTTTCGGGCGGCGGCTTGCGTATTCTGGACAACAAATTCTTGTCCAGCCAGACCGGGGTCAACCTCAACTGGACCACCGGCGGATCAAACCAGCTTTCCATCAGCCGCAATAACTTCGACGGGATGGTAGTCAATGGAGTATCGCTATCCACCGCGCCCGGCACTCTTCTTAGCGACTTTTCCATCTCTGACAATTATTTTGGCGGGGCTATCACCGACAGCCTGATTAAAATCAGCCAGGGATCGGGGACCATCTCCCGCGGCGTGATCGGACAGAATTATTTCATCCAGCCCAGCGGCACCGGGACATGCATCAACATCCTCGGGGGCAGCGGAATTTCTATTACGGGCAATGTGATCGTCAGCGCGAACAATGCCTCAGCGACCGTGTTCTTCGCGGCGGCGGGGACGACCGGGATATTTGAAGGAAATGATATCGGATCGTTTAGCAATGGCGGCTACAACGTCGCCTCTTCCGGCTTCTATTTCGCCAACAATGGCGGCATCGACGACGCTCCCAGGGATATCAATTCGGGCAGCACGCTGACCCTGCCGATCCAGCCGAATTTTGTGATCCAAGGCGGCATCGCGACCGTCGTTACCGTCGTTCCGCCAACGGTCTCTAGAGGTTTCCGGGGTACGTTTATCACGCTTGCCGCTCAAACCTTCACCGCGGGCGCCACGATCGGACAAGCCGGCGTCACGACGGCATCGAAGTTGTATCAATGGCTGTGGGACGGTTCCAAACTGTGGGTCACGGGGCCGGGTTTCTGATATGGCGCTATTCGATAACCCTCTATTCGACGCGAGTGCCTTCGGGGGCGATCTCTCGGGGTTGGCGCAACAGACCGCCGGCGGGCTGATTTACGCCGCGCTGCGCAAGGCGGGCGTGACGCTCGGGCCGGGACGCACGCCTTCGCCGGCGCAGCAGAAAGACGCGCTGGACGAACTGCGGCGGCTCACCGGATCCCTCAATTGCGACCGGCTGTTCATCTACGCCGAAGACATATATACGTTCCCGATCGTCACGAGCCAGACGATCTACACATGGGGGCAGTCAGGTGATTCGTCATTCACCGCGGACTTCGACGCACCCAGGCCCCAGTTGATCACGCGCGGCAACTTCATCGACGTGGGAGGAGACTTGCGCTATCCGTTGCGCATCCTCACTCCGCAACTGTGGGCGTCGATCACATTGCAGACATTGCCGAACACGATCCCCGAAGGGATCTACAACGATCGGGCGTATCCGGTCTCGAACATCTACTTCTATGGCCAGCCGGTGGCGGGATCGAGTGTTGAGCTCTGGGCGTGGCACCAGGTGCCGACGTATACCAGCGAAGGAGACGCGGTGCTGCTTCCGCTCCAATACGAAGACGCGCTGGTCCTGAATCTCGCCTGCCGTCTCGCGCCGCACTTTCAGTTGCAGGTGAATCCGGATATAAGGCAGCAGGCGCGGGAATCGCTCATGCGCCTGGAATCGATCAACGCGCCGCAGCCGATCGCCCAAGTGGGATTCGGATGCCGGGGGACTTTCAACATTTTCAGCGGCCAAAATCAGTGACCAATTCAAGAGCGCATAAATAGTAAATCTCTTGATCACGCGCGCGAAGAATATTAACCGTTTCGGCGTGATTCCCGGCGGCTTCCGCCTCCCGCATTCGTCTGTCGAATTCATTGACGGCCTTGATTATGCACGCAGTCAACCGTAGGGCAGCGGCCTCGGACATGGAATCGAATATACCGTGAAAGTCTCACTCTCCGGGCCATCCTACACGCTGCAGAGCGTAGTCGCTGCTGCGCAGACGACGATGAACTGGTATCCGGAGACGCTCGCGACTCCGGATGAGCCGCGGCGCCAGGTCCTTTTTGGCAGGCCGGGGTTGAAGTTCTTCGCCCAACTCACGCCGAACAAGATCCGCTGCCTGTGGGCCGGCGGCGGCCGTCTGTTCGCCATCCATGCGGACGCAGAGTCGGAGATCCACGAAGACGCCAGCATTCATCTTTGGGCGTCCGGCCTCGCGCAGAACGGCGGGAATCCGGACCCGGCGCAGATTTTCAGCAATGGCCACCAGTTGATGGTCGTTTCCGGAAATAAGGTCTATTGCGACAACGGCACGGGCGCTCTGCCGGTGCGGTTCTCGGTGGGCGGCACCGCGAAAACAACCGGAACCAGTACCGTGACGCGCCTGACCGGGCCACCGTTCAATGCCGGAACAATGGTCGGCCGAGTCCTGCGGTTCGATGGCGGCAACTACAATATCGTAAGCGTTACCGGTCCTGACACTATGCTGGTGACATCGACACCGCCAGCAACCGCAGAGGGCGTCTGGACAGTCGATGCCGGCGCGGAGGTCGACGGTGTAACCGGCGGCTTCCTGGACGGCTATTTCATCATCAACCGGGTGCCGCGGCCGGACCTGCCGCAAACTCAGGATCCCGGCCGGCAGTTCAATATTTCAGGACTATATGACGGCACGTTCTGGGATGAGACCGACTTCGGTGTAAAAGAGGGCGATGCCGATTACATCAACTCGATCCTGTGCGATCACGAAGAGTTGATTCTCTTCGGCCGAGCGACCACGGAAGTATTCCAGAACGTGGGCGTCACGCTCGACAGTTCCGGCGTGGCGAGTTTCCCGTTCCAGCGGATTCCCGGCGCTTTCATCAGGGACGGTTCGGTATCGATCTATGCACCGTGCTCGGTGGGTCCATACATCTGCTGGCTCGGAGGCAGCCCGAATGGCCAAACCGTCGCCTACCGCGCGCTGGCGTTCCAACCGGAACGCATCAGCACGCACGCCCAGGAAGAACCCTGGAACAGCCCGGACTTCAAGGTTTCGGATGCGGTCTCCTACTGCTACCTGGACGCCGGCCACCTGTTCTGGGTCCTGAACTTCTGGCAGCAGCAGGTCACCTGGGTCTATGACATGACCGAGGGACTCTGGCACGAGCGCGCCGGATATAACCCCGTGATCACGCAGTGGATGGCGAAGGCCGGTTTCATCCGGTATCAGCCGTGGTTCCACGCCTTCATCCCCGAGTGGGGGCAGGGCGGAAAGCACATCGTGGGCGACCCATCGACCGGCAAGCTGTACGAGCAGAGCCTGAACGTTTACGACGACGACGGCGTGCCGATCCAGTATCTGCGCGCCTTCCCGCATCTGCTGAACGAGGACCGGTACCATTTCCACCACCGGTTTGAAGCCTATATGGAAACCGGCACAGTGGGCGCCGCGGCTCCCGAGATGGTGGTCGGACTCGATTGGAGCAACGACCGCGGGCACACATTCCTCCCAGTGCCGCAGTTTCAAGGTTCGGGCGCCAACGCGGACTACACCAAACGCATCGTCTGGCGGCGCCTGGGGCGGTCCCGCGATCGCGTCTACAGAATCGGCGTGCAGGGAAGGGCGAAGGTCGCGATGACCGATGCATTCCTCGAGGCCACGCCAGGATTTGCGTGATGGCTAACAGCCTTATCGTGCCACCGTACCGGGCCGCGCTGCTCACCAATGCCGATGGATCGCCATTGATCCGCGAAGACTCGTCAAGCGGCCCGATCGCGACGGAACGACAGTGGTACATGTTCTGGCGCCAGCTCGGCGACCAGTTGAATATCGGCGCGCAGCAACTCGAGGCACTCGAGACTCTGGTGACTTTCGGGAACCATGCCGACCGTCCGAATGGCGAATTCATACACGATGGCGCGCTCTATGTCGAGATTGACCGGGGCAGCGTTCTGTACCAGAACCAGGGCGGCGTCTGGCAATACATCGCCGGGATCATGTACGGCACTCTTTCGCCCGATCAAAGGCCGACCGATCTCGGCCCGTCAGCGGATGCGGGTTTCCAGTTCCGGACCAATACGGAGCCCGCTCGGGCATTTGCATGGAATGGCGGTCAATGGGTAGAAACGACACCCATACGGTACGGGACGCATGCGGAGCGGTTGGCACAAATCATCGCCAACCTCGTGTCCGGCATGCTGTGGATGGAGACCGACCGGGGCAGTGTGATTTATCAGAACCAGGGCGGCATCTGGCTGTACCTCGCCGGCACGATGTGGGGAACATTGAGTCCCGACCAGCGCCCAACCGACCTGGGCATACACGATGCGGGTTTCGATTTTCGCACGACGGTTGCGCCGCCTCGCGAGTTCATCTGGAACCAGACGGCCTGGGTAGAGGTGACCTCGGTTGGGGGCGCCGCGAACCTGACGCATCCGAACATCGTGACAAGGGTCGGCGCTACAGCGGGCCAGATCGTTGAGGGCGGAATTCTCGATTTAAGCGCCGCGAACAGCAATAGCATATACATCGCAGCGTCCGGCAATGTAGGCTTTGGGGCGAATCCCGGCGCGAAGGTCTCACTTGGCGCGACGGTCGGCAATGTGCTGGCCGTCTTTGAAAGCGCCGGGGCAAACCTATACGGAATCGGAACCGCTGGCGACGGGTCGGCGGGCAATCCTTTCCGGATGCCGGTTTACGCAAACGGTCCGGAGTGGATGTCTATCACCAATGCGGGCAATGTCGGCATCCATCTGATTTCCCCCACCTTCGTGCTGCAACTCGGCGCCGATTCCGCCGCCAAGCCCGCCACCTCCACCTGGAGCGTCGTTTCCGATGTTCGGCTGAAGCAGAATATGCAGCCGGTCAAGGACGATTCGGTCTCGATCCTTGAGAAATTAGCCTGGGTGCGCTTTGAGTACAACGGGCTCGCGCAAACGCCGCGGGGTAAGAAAGCGATCGGCCTGGTGGCGCAAGAGCTACAGACGCAACTGCCCGATGCCGTGCGCAGCAACAAGACCAAACTCAACGAGGGGGACGATGCAGACAGCGACGTCCTGGCCATCGACTACCACCACATCCTGGTTCACACCGCGCGCGCGGTCCAGCAACTGGCCGCGGAAATCAAAAGCCTGAAGGCGTTCGTTCAGAAGCCATGATCCACGTCGAGCGATCCACAGACTATGGCCTCGTCCGCGCGATCATGACGCAGCCGGCCGTCTACGGGCACCTGACCGATGACTTCTCGCCCGCGGCCGCCGATTACCGGCCGATCGAGGGCGATGCCATCTGGTACGTCATCGTTTGGGACGATAACGACCTGCTAGGGCTGTGGCTATTCGTGCCGCAGAACGGCATCTGCTGGGAGGTTCACACGGTGCTGTTGCCGCTCGCGTGGGGAGACCGCGCGCGGCGCGCCGCGGGCGTAATGCTGGACTGGATCTGGAAGAACACGCCATGCAGGCGCATCATTACCAACGTGCCGCGCGACAATCGCGTGGCCTATCATTTCGCGCTGGCCGCCGGCATGAACGTCTACGGCCAGAACGAGTGCAGCTTCCTGAAGAATGGGAAGCTGCACGACCAGATCTGCCTCGGCATCAGCAGGCCCGCTGATATGCCTCTGTTCGGGGCGGCGCAAGCTCTTCCGGTTGAAATTTCAACCGCGTAGTCAAACAAAACAGAAAGAGAGATAAAACGAAAATGCCACAACCACAACTTGGATACTTCTGGCCCGTCAGCGGCGGGCACCCGGACCAGGGCCTGCCGCCTGGGTCCCCCGGCTCGCCGGACCAGGGTCTGCCGCAACCGCCCAGCATCTGGCCGCCGGTTACCTTGCCGCCGCTGCCGCCGGGAGTCTGGCCCAATCCGCC